GTTTTTCCATGGCAAAGTTATCCGAGCCTATCGCTTTTTGCGACACAGACAAGTTTTGTCAGAAGGTTCTTGCCAAAAACTTTCCAGGAATTCCAATCTATGATGATGTAAAGGAGATCGCAGATGACCCAACAAGATTTATTTCAGAACGACCAGATATCCTCACCTCTGGATATCCATGCCAACCCTTCTCGACAAGTGGCAAAAGGGGAGGCACAGAAGACCCTCGCCACATCTTTCCGTACTTGCATAAACTTATTAAACAAATCAGACCCACTTATTGTGTTTTCGAAAATGTTTATGGACACCTCTCATTGGGACTTGACGAGGTATTGTTTGCAATGGAAAGCCTCAACTACCACACGAGGACATTTGTACTTCCGTCTAGTGCAATCGGAGCAAGACACAAACGAGAAAGATTGTGGATCATCTGTAGAAACTTGGGCGACCCCGACAACTATGGATTCCCTACCACCGAGAAGTGCAGAAGCCACCAAGAAGATGCAAGAGGGACACCGAAAGGGTCGCAAGAGACCAAGCAACTTGAGGGAGCAAGTCGATCCGAAGACTATGGAGATGTATCCGACCCCTACGACCAAGGGTTTTGGACACGCCTCGGAGGGACAGACAATGATCTTCAGAAAGAAAGTGGAGAGAGGGGAACTAACGGAGGCAGAAGCACAAGCCATGATGAACGGAGTGACCTTGAGACCACCACGAATGGAAGAGTGGAAGTTTCCAACACCGAACTCGGGACTGAAGAAACACAGTTACAATGGCAACAATCAGTATTACGAAAAGAGACTGAAGGACGGCAGACAAATAGACCTGGCACACAAGATGTATCAGATCGAGGGAGATGCAAGGCTCAATTGCGATTGGACGGAGTGGCTAATGGGGTATCCTATTGGCTTCACGAACCTAGAGGAGTCCCAAGAATTATCTCAAACCAACCCGACAGAGCCAACAGACTGAAGTCATTGGGTAATGCGATAGTTCCCCAAAATGCAATGTTAATTGGATTAGCAATTAAGAAGGAGATTGAAAATGCAACTTAAACAACTACAATTAATTCATAAAGTCTTAGATGACTATGCCGATATTGTTTTTAATGACACAGATGACTATAGCGAAGAAACTCTTGTTGATGTGACAGAAGCATTAAGAACAATTAAAAAAGAGATTGAAAGGTTGACTTCTTGAAGGCAATTAATCTATGTTTGAAATGCACGGAGCAATATCGGGAATTGCTATTTGCCCAAGTCGGAGAGAGTCCCCACCCCGTTACTCTCTTCGACTACTTCATATTCTCCATCAAATGCAGAGGGGTAATTCTTTCTTATTTCTGCAAGACGACCGACTATTTCTTCACGAGAGAGTTTGTCTAGGTTATGAGTTACATTAGTTTCCCTACGATCAACGGCAAGACCACCAAGGTTAGACCTATATTTTTCTGCATTGACCGCCGCCGAATATTGACCCGCCTCTTCAGCGCCTTTGGAAAGGTTCGCAAACCTTTTCAACTGACCCATCAAAGTTACTCCGTACTTCCTTTCGTAATTATCACGGAGTTCTTTGATGTGTTCAACCACCAGAGGGAAATCTTTGCCATTGAGGAGCAGACTTGCAGTCTTTCTTGCTTGACCTTCAGAATAACCTGCCTGTCTAGCACATTCAGAATTAGAATGTGTTCCTTCTACAATAAGTCTAGCAAAAGTTTTTTGTCGATTTGTTAATGGCATAACCCGATAGTAGAGTTTCTCCCATATTTTATCAATAAAAAAAGGAAAAAAAATGACGCGGTCGGCTTTGAAGTGTAGCAAGTGTAACCAAAGTGTAGAAAACAGATGTAGGTGTACCAACAGTTTAAGAGTGTTTTCTACAGTTCTACACTTTCTACACCTATTTTTAAAAAATTATTATAAACAAAAAAATATGACAGAAACACTATACAAAAAAAAGTTTCATATACTACTTGACTTATGTGATCCCATACATTAGGTATATATAAGTACAAATCATTAATTAAAGGAGATATTATGGGAGGTACAAAGAGACTCTGGGAAGACAGTATCGACAATGAAGTTGGAGATTATGTTGACGGCATCATTCCTAGAGACAAAGTTAGTGAAGATGCCGAAGCAGTTTACGATCTCGATAACGAGGACGTAAGCTACAAATCTTTAAATGTCCGTGTTTCGGTATACGAGCAGATAAAGAGAATAGCCAAGGAAGACAACAGAACTATTGCTAGTACAGTTGCTTTGATGGTTAAAGAAAAATTAAAAAATCGGAGGATATAAAGTGGAAGACGATAATAAAGATAAATTTAAAATTCACTCGACTACGGACTACGAGAAGTTCAAGTACATAAAAGGTAATCGTGCAATCGTAGAGGCTCATGTTAAAACTTTATCGGATCAGATAGCTAAAAAAGATTTTCAGATACCTATAATAGTAAATGAGAAGATGGAAGTATGCGAGGGTCAACACAGACTTGAGGCTTATAGATTATTAGGTGTTCCTATAACTTACATAATAAAGGAAGGCCTGGAGATAGGGGACATCAGAGAGATGAACTCGACTTCAAGAAAATGGACTATGAGTGAGTATCTAGAAAGTCATGTAGCACTCGGTAATAAAGAGTACGAAATCTTGAAATGGTTTCAAAAGACGTATGAGTTTTCAATTACTGATTGCATATCCATGTTAAGTGGTAAGGGGTATCATACTTCAGATGACTTAAAAGGATTTAAGACTGGAGAGTTCAAAGTTGTTGAACTGGAGTGGGCAAAAGATACTGCTTCTAAAATTCATATAGTCGGAGAATATTTTCCATTTTGGAAAAAGAGAAACTTTGTTGGTGCTATGATATCTGCACTAAAAGATTCTACTTTTGTATGGAAAGTGTTTGAGTCAAGGTTAAAGAATCATTCTGCTAAGTTAAGAAATCAAGGCAGTCGTAATGATTTTATCTTGAATATCGAAAGACTGTACAATCATAATACTTCGGCAGAAAAAAAGATAAGGTTGCAAGTATATGGCAGTCGATAAAACTAACTTTCAACTGAAGACTGAGCCGTATGCTCATCAGTTGAAAGCACTACAACTGAGCCATGACAAAGAAAACTTTGCATACTTCATGGAGATGGGGTGTGGTAAATCAAAAGTTCTTATTGACAATATGGCTTGGTTGTATTGGAACAGAAAAATAGATACTGCAATTATTGTAGCACCGAAAGGTGTCTACACTAATTGGAGAAACAATGAGATACCAATACATTTAACAGATGATATATCTGCCAAAGTGTATACATGGAAATCTAATCTCAACAAACGAGAAACCATGGAGTTGAAAAACTCCGTGGGCCATGAAGCGAGATCCCATTTACGAATACTATTAATCAATGTCGAGGCTTTTGCGACTAAAAAAATTTTCAAGTTCTTGGACACATTCACACACAGAAGCAATTATCTGGTGGCAGTTGACGAGTCCACCACCATCAAGAACATCAAGGCAAAAAGAACAAAGGCACTAATACAATTTTCCGAGAGAGCAAAGTATAAACGAATACTTACAGGTGCTCCGATAACAAAATCTCCATTGGATTTATACTCACAGTTTCTATTTATGGACAGAAAAATTTTGGGGTTTGACTCCTATTGGTCTTTCCAAGGTAGGTATGCCGTGATTATGAATAGGAAGATGGGATCACATCAGTTCAACCAGGTGGTTGGATACAAGAACTTAGAAGAACTGAAAAAGAAAATAGACCCACATTCATTTAGAGTAACGAAGAAAGATGCACTCGATCTGCCACCAAAGACTTATGTAACAAGGCAAGTTGACTTGACCATGGAACAAGAAAGGCATTATCAAAGTATCAAGAAAACATCAGTTGCTTTTTTAGAAAGTGGCGACATGGTTACTGCACCCGAAGTTATGACAAGACTTCTTCGGCTGCAACAGTTGCTATGTGGTTATCTTGTAACAGATGATGGCGAAGTAAAACATATACCAAACAATAGGTTAACTGTGCTTCTTGAAGTAATAGAAGAGATGGAAGGCAAGGTTATTATATGGTCTAGGTTTCGTCATGACATAATGAAGATATGCAGTAGTTTGAAAGGTATATACGGACAAGAATCTACAGTTACATATTTTGGCGACACAAGCATGGCAGACAGAGACGAAGCTATCAGAAGATTTCAAGATCCATCAGATCCCACCAGGTTCTTTATCAGTAATGCACAAACTGGTGGTATGGGAATAACTCTTCATGCCGCGACAAACGTAATCTACTACTCCAATGATTTCAACTTGGAGTCGAGGGTACAATCAGAAGATAGGGCACACAGAGTTGGTCAACATAATCCAGTTTTGTATGTGGATTTGGTCTGTCCAAATACAGTTGATGTCCATATAGTTAAGACATTAGTTAACAAAAGCAAACTAGCAAACATAACATTAGGGGAGCAGATATTAGAATGGTTAAAAGTATAAATCTAGGCATGGATTATTGCAGAGAGTGTGGAGAAAAATTACCCGAAGTAAAAATCAAACGATCTATGAAAAGATATTGCAACGATTGCAGATCCACCAGCAACTCTTCATTGAGAGATGTGTATAAAGATATGCAAATGAGAAAGAAAGTTAAAACAGAAGATGATGATGAAAACATTATGTTCGAGGATGATCCGAGAGCACAATACGAAGATAACGCAATATATAGGAGGAAATACTATGAGTAAATTAAGAGGCGAAAAAATTGTGGGTAATGCAGGTGAAAACTTGACAATGTTTTACATATCCATGCTTGGTTATGCGGCATCTTTGGTAAAACAAGATGGTGTTGATATAGCCGTGGTTGGTGGTGTTGATTTAAAAGTAGCACAACGAGTGGAAGTAAAAACAGTTCTACAAAGAGATGATATGGCAAGATATTCTTTTACTATATGTAAAGGTGCAGACAAAAGGTGTTACACCCGAAAGGACTGCGACATCATAGCACTGGCGGCACTGGACATAAGATCAGTGTTGTTCTTCCCAGTGGAGTCTTTCACAAGTGTGAAGGCACTGACCTTAACAAAGAATGATTTTCATAACCCATCTGAAAAAAATCAATGGGGAGCGGTGCTAGAATATAGTCAAAAAATGCAGGCAGAGATGCTTAAAATGTATAGTTTGAAAAAAGAATATAAAATATATGAGAAAGTATAAGATTTTATGTTGACTTATGTGAATAGATTTGGTAGGACTATAATTGCTACGGATGTTGTTATTGCAGCAACATTAAAAGTATGGGTAGGGTTAGTTCTCCTTTTTTCCTTTCGTTATTGGTGTTCCCTACCCACACTTACTTTGGAGTAAAAAATGGATACAGATAAATGGAAGTCAATAGCAGTACCGATTGAGACTTGGAAAAAACTCAATGAGTTAGCTAAAGAAAACTTTAGAACAGTCGGTGGTACAATTACCTATTTGACACAAAAAGAATACGAGTCTGAGAAAAAACTCGTTGACGAGAAGGTATAATTAATTAAACTATACCTTCAACTATAACCGCCGAAGGGCATAAACTTTAACGTAGAAGGAGAGAACGATGAGTGATGTGTATTCACTATTCGAGCAAGAGGCAGCTGAC